ATTTTGTGTTAGCGTTACTTTTTTCACCTTCCCATTGTTACCGATTTCGGCCTTTACTGTGTGCTGTTTCATCGCGTTGTTTTTAAATGTGATATATTCCGCATAACCCCGCTTTCCCGCCTATGCGGCGTAAACCTGGCACAGCGGGAAAGCACCAGTTATGCGAGAATAATATCATAAATGCGTATATAGTCATCTACGAACGGGGAGCCGTCAATCACCTCCCCTTCAACGAAGGGCTGGTTTTTCGGTTCAGGCAATGCTTCCGGGCGCGGCACCCGGGCAAAGTTTGCGGTTTGGAGTAACCGGCTTTTCTGGTGAAAAGCCGGAGCATTGGTCGAGAAATGAAGGTGTCCATTTCTTTCGTACAAGAAAATTGTGTTTTTCATTGTTGAAACTTTTTTTCCGGCGTTAGAAATTCGCATAACCACGCACTGCCGTAAATGCGTCGTATGCCTTGCACTGATTCGGCAGTGCAGACCGTTAGCGGCAATGAAAAAATATAATAATATCAAACCTTTCCTTGCCGCTCAAAACGTTTAAGCCGTTTTTCTCGCTCAATTTCGGCAATCCATTGCGTAATTTGAACGATTGTCACCTGTTCAAATCCACGTTTTTGAAGGTCGAGTAGTTTTGATTTTAGTTCTTTCATTTTATATTTCGTAAGTTTCAAGGTCGCCGTAGGCTGCGAGCATCGCAACCGTGTCGCCTGTTGAAATTGCTTTTTCCGCGTTTTTGATAGAAATACGCATGAATTGTGCGGCTAAAAAACCTGCGTTGTTGGGCAGCGATTCGTATTCCGCAATAATTGCCCGAACGCGCTCCATTTGGGCTTGTAACCCTTCGATTAGATTCATAATAAGTAGAACGCCGCTAACAATGCCTTGCTGACAATGCGGCTTAACTGCCAGCCCGCGAACGCCCACCCAAAGCCGCAATGCAGCAAGGCGGACGCTTATGCGGAATGAACATTGTAAATAATGAACTTATCTGAATACTTATTTAGGTCGGTGACAATATGGTAATTTTTCTCCCCAACACTAAACGCAGTCAGGTAAGCATATTGAGTTTCGTCATTGGAAACTCTGCCATGCTCAATGACCTTTTCAACAAGGCGCAAACAATCGCCCATTGAAAGGTCTGAATCGTTTTGGATGATTATTTTATTTTTATCTTCCATGTTCATAGTTTTGAAAGTGTAAATAATTCGCATAACCCCGCTTTCCCGCCAATGCTTTCTAAGCGGCGCACAGCGGGAAAGCATCAGTTAGCCAAAATTGTAACTTCTAAGGATTGCCCGTATCTCGTCGCGGTTCTCCGCAAACGTTGGATGTTTCGAGCAAATTAACCCGGTCTGTTGAAAATAATATGCATCCAGTGCTGCCCCGCTTGACCTGTACCCGGTGTGCGCCCTAAATGCCGCTAACATTTTGGGGATTACCGAAAGGTCTAAAATCCGCAGCAGTGCGGATTCGGTGTGTGCGTATCGGTGGCACTTGCACAAAATATATTTTGGGCTTTTTTTCATAACCCAGACTCCAATAAACGTTTTGCAAGTATTCCAGCGTTCCGGGTACAAGAGTAGTCGTAAAGTTACCGCGTTCGCGCCCGGTGGGTGGGTGGGGGGGGGGCGACCTGCTCCCGGTCGCGCCCCGCCTCTTGTTTCTTTGCTTATTCGACAACCGCGTTTGAAAGGTTGTCGAACATTTGCTCGTAGCACTTATCAACCAGACGCTTGATTCTCGCAAATCCGTTGCGGTCGTTTGGGTGACGGCGGCAGTGGTCTGACATACTGAGAAGGTTGTCGATCCGGGCCTGTATTTGTTCGTTGCGGGTGATTGCTTGAATAATTGTCATGGTCGTGTGCTTTTGTTGAAGTGATTTGATGGGTCAAAGGTAAGCCCATTTATTGTAATTACAACACCTGACGAAAGATTTTTTGAAAATATTTTTCACAGGCGCAAAAAGGCCGGCTCGAATCAACGAGACCGGGCAGGCACGAACATGACAAAAATGCCAAAGAATCAGCGGAATGCTCGAATGAGATACCGCGAAAAGAGAATGCCAGATGCCCAGACGGTGAAGTGAACGAACATCGTAGGCCCGCCGCCGCACTGCACCATGAACAAGGCCCGCGCCTGTTCTAAGCCCGAAAGAATCAGGGTTGCAAGAAACACCCACTCGAACCGGACAAGGTGCGGGCAAGCGTCGTCTTTGTGTGTCGCTCGCATTGCGTACACCATCAACCCGGACGAATACATACACCCGGCGACATTCAGGCACTGGAAAATTTCATTTGCTACCATCATCCTCCTTTTTGTCGTTCCCGCCACCGGTCAAGTCGCGGTAAAATGAGATAGGGTTTTGCATTTTCTTCGTGAGGAAGTCGGTACACTCCTTTGCCGTGAGCGATGCCAGCGCAATGACCAACGTTTTCCATGCGTAGCCAATCGCAAAATCTTTGATCGTAATGCCCACCGCAAGCCCGAAACAAATGGACGCAACAAGCGTCGTTGCCCGCGCTTGGAAGTTGTTGGTCGGCATGAAAAGGACACGCGAAAGCCCCATCAGTACGGCTACGGCAGACGAATCTACCACTGCCACCCAGTCGTTTAGGAATTTGCCCATGATGCAAAAGTAGTTCGAGTTGTGATGGTTGAAAGAAAGCCCGTCGCAACTTCGAGACGGGCTTTCTAATCGTTGTCGGGCTGGTATTCGTCAGGCGGGAACCATCGGTACATTGTGGCCCGCGAAACGCCCAAAACAACCTGAATGTGCTGCATTATCAGCGTTCTGGACTTACGATACTGGCTTACATTCAGGTCAAACAAATGGAGTGCCAGCAAGCGGCGCACCTCTCCATCGCTCAACAATTTTACCACACGAGGACAGGTTGTCTCACAAACGTACTGCCGAAAGAGAGCGTTCATTTCTTCGCGGGTGGCCCTGCGCTGTTGCGCAGCGATGTTGTTAAGTTCTACCTGTTCGGCCATAGCAAGGGTAGGAATGTGCGCACGACCTCCACGCTGTCAGGACAGGAAGGGCATAGCCGGTGCGCGGTGATGTGGTAGTCGTTCCACTGCTTGATGAGCCAGAGCCATTGCCCGGCTTCGTAGGCTTCTTTCCAAGCGTCCAGTTCGCTGGCGGGCGCAAGCCAGGTGCGGACATTCTTTGCCGTGACGTTCGCTACAATCATAGGTTCCTGACACTTCTTAGTTCCTGCTGCTCTGCGCCGATGTCCAGCGTGTCAAGCGGGTTGTTTATCACCTGTATGTTGTCCACCCTGTTGTTGGCAGCAGCAGCCAGTTCAACTGCTCCACGCGCAAGGCTGAGTATCGCTTGCACCTCTTCGCGGCTGGCAAGATTCCCCCCGATGGTGAAGGTTTGGGCAGTGCTGACGCTTGGGGCTTCGAGCGGGCGAATGTCCAGCGGCGAAGGCGCAATGCCGCCGTCTGCGAATACCCTGCTATCTACTGGCGAAGGGGTTGCGCCTGTGGCGAATCTCTTGCCCCCGGTCGAGGCGTTGATGCTGCTGGCGAAAGCCTTGCGCAGCGCACTGAACCTGTTTGGGCTGTCTGACATCCTCAGCAGCGCGTCGGGGTGTTTCACTGTGGCCTTGCGGTTGATGATGTAGGTTTCTTTTCCGTTGCGCAGTTGGTACTCCCCGCCCTCGAACTCGACCAAGCGGCCATTGTACACCGCCTTCACGCCGCCCTTTGAGTGCCTGCGACCCTGAATCATGCCGCTGCCTGTTGGAATGCTGCCACCTTCAACGGGTACGCTGTCGCTGGCTTGACTGCCAAGTACACCACCGAACTCGAATTTCTGGCTGAGTACGGCAGCCGTGTTGAATCCTGCCTTTACGATTGCCGCCGCTGCTTGCAGTGAGTAGATACCACCTGCCACTAAGAACCCGAAAGGCCCGGTTGCGGCCCCGGCTTGCACTGCAAGCGCAGAAATAGCCGACAACTCTTTGCGCAGGTTGATAGCGATTTCGGCAACAGCCAACGCTTTCAGCACCCCGCCGTACTTTTTCCGGTTCTCAGCGTCTTGGCCCAACAGTTTCGCAGCCCCGGTGACGTATTCTCCCAACAGGTTGAACGACGCATCGGTGACAGCGGCAAGTTGTTCGCGGGTTGCCAGCGCGTTGGCTACCTTCTGCTCATTCGTGTCTGCGTCCAACTGCCGGGCCTGCTCTGCCAGTTCCGCCTCTGTTTGCAGGATGCCCAGCGCAGTTTCTTGCACGATTGCCGATTGTTCGGTACGAAAAGCCCGCTCAGCATCCAAGCGGGACTGATATTCGGCAGCCCGAAGGTCGTTTTCGGCAGCGAAGAAATCCGTCTCCGATATGTCGCCCGCATCTTTCAGGGCTTGCAGTTCGGCGAACCTTGCGGCTTCTGCTTCCCGAAGTTTCACTAACTCTGCATCGTAACCGAGTTGCAGCGTATTGAGCCTGTCCTGCTGCTGCTGCTGGATGAGCGTCTTTTCTGCCACATAACCCGTCTGCTCAATTTCCAGCATTCGCGCTTCCTGTTGGAGTGCCAGCGCAGCGGTTTTCTGTTGGTATTCTTCTCGGGTGACAAGTTGAGCGGCGAGGGCTTGATCTAACTCTGCCTGAACGCGCCGATAGTCTGCACTGCTTGTCACCTTGTCAATTTCAGTGAGGCGGCGCACTACCTCAATCTGATCACCCGTGTTCGTTTCCTGCCGTTGGGCGGTCTGTTGTTCTGCGTCGGCACGGAATGCGGCGATGTCCGCAAGGGCTTTTTGCCGCGCCTTGTCGCGCTCCGCTTCGATGTCGGAAATGGTTCGGCGCAACTGTTCGCCAAGCAAAACCCGCTGCATCTCGATCTGCTGAGGTGTTCCAACCAGCGCGCTGATAGCCGTAGCCGTCTGGTTTTGGGCAAGTTCAATGCGGCCTTCGTAGGTTTTCTTGATGAGGTCTTGTTGGAGTTTGTAGATGTTCTCGGCAGCGGCTTTTTCGTCCTTCGCCCGCTGCTCTGCCAGTTCTTTCAGGCGGTCTGACTGTGCTTTGCGCCGGGCAAGTTCGGTCTTGGCCGCTTCGGTGTCCAATGCTTCCAGTTGTGCGTTGGTGAGTTTTCGTAGGTTGGTCACGGCTGCTGCCTCTGCCTTGCGCTGTTCGGCTCGCTTGGCCGCTGCTTCCTGCTGCAACTCTTCCCCCGCGCTGGCTGCGATGTTCTCTGTGCCAGTTGTTCGGGGCTTGATGATTCCATCGAATGCCTTAGATGCCGCGTCAGATGCGATTTCGAGTTGCTTTACCTCAGCCGTCAAGCCTTCGATAATCTTTTGCGCGGCCAACTTGGTATCGGTGCCAGTGCCGCCCGCAAATTTCAGCACTTCGCCGAAGGTTGCGGCCTGAGACGTGCCAGCGTCTTGAATGGCACGGATGCGGATGGTCTTTTCGATAATCTGGCTCGCAAACTCTTCCTGCACCTGGGCTTTCTTCCTTGCTGCCACCGACTGCAAAATGCTTGCAGTCAGGGACTTTTGCAAGTCGTTCAACTCCGATACACTCAACTTTTCCAAGTCCAGCCCACGCAGGTATTCGGGGTAGGCTTCTTGCAGGGCTTTGATTGCCGCCGTCCGCTCCGAAGTGGTAGCCGCTGCGTTTTTCAGCACTGCGAAGTTTCGATTGAGGGCTGCCGTCTCCTTGCCTACTGCTTCGGAGATTTCTTTCTGTGCCGGCGCGAACGCCTTTGCTCCTTGCGCCGCGCCGTCTGAAACGCGGACAAGTGCCTGATAAGCCTTCACCGCTGCGTACACTACGCCAATAATTGCCAGCAACGGAAAAGCCCGCATGACCGTGTTCATTATGCCCTGTGCCGCTGCCTGACGTTGTGCGGCACTGGTGAGCAGCATGTATGCCGCGCTCTGCCGTATGGCGTTCACCGAAGCGGCGATGCTTTGCGTGTTGAAGGCGAGAATGGCAAGGGCAAGGGCTATCAACTCTGTTTTGTTCTCTGCAACAACCTTGGGCAGCCCAGCCAGCACGTTCACGAACGAGGCAACGCCAGAAATTCCAGACGAAAGGAAGTCCTGAAAATCCGTGTTCACCGTGAGGTTGATGAGCGCGTTTTTCAGTTTGTCTATCTCCGCTCCAAACGTGGCGTTTTTCTTGTTGAACTCTTCCTGAATAGAGGCGGTGCTTTGCAGGGCTTCGCCCGCCTGACCCACGCGCTTGGTGTAGAGGTCGTAGGATTGGCCCAATTTGTTGAATACCTCTAACTCGCCCTGCCCATTGAGTTTTAGTTCGTCCAGCGTCTGAATCAACTCAATGTTGCTTTCTGAACTTTCGGCGGTTTTTTTGGAAACCAAAGCCAACGCCCCAACAATATCCTTTTCAACCAACTGCCGAAACTCAGTCGCCCCAACACCCGCGATTTGCGCGAACTTGTCGGGGGCTTTGCCAATCTCTGTCAGGATGCGCACCACGCCAGTACCACCGCGCTCAGCGGTCACGTTCAATTCGTTCAACACGGTCGAAAGGCCAAAGATGCTCTTTGCGCTTGCACCCAGCGGCACAGCCACGCCACCTATCCGATTGGCGAAGTCCGCAATGACCGGCGATGTGGCGTTGCCGTCTGCGCTCAGCACGTTCAGGGCGTTCGATATTTTCAGGATGTCCGTCCCTACGTCGTCGCCCTGCAATTCCTTGAACACGTTGCGAAGCCCGCCCGTGACGCGGGTGACTTCCTCCACGTTGTTGTTGAACTCGTCGCCAAGTGCCACGTTCGTCTTGTCCACCGCATCGGTGAAGGAAAGCAACTGCGCTTCGGCTACGCCTAGCTGTCCACCGATTTCGCCAATTTTCAATTGGTCAACCAGCGTTGTGCGCGTGTTCCGCTCTTTCAGTTGTTCCTGAAACTTGCGCACCGACTCGATGGAGATGTTGGCGGTCTTTGCCACGTTCGCCACTTCGTCGGACGCTCTGGAGTTGGCTTGGATAAATTCGTTTAGCCCGGCTGTGATGCCGAACGCGGTGCCTATTCGGGTAGCAATGCTGGAAAATCCGTCAAACGCGCTGGCGTAGTTGCCAACATTTCGGGTGTAGATGCCCAGACTTGCGTCCACCTGCTTCAACTTAGCGTCCAGTTCAACGACCTTGTTTATCAGGTCTTTGCCCTTCGCCCCTTCGCGCTCGGCTGCGCTCAACTGCCTGAACTGTTCGCGAAGCCGCTGTAACTGCAACTCCAAATCCCGATAGGAGCCGAACGCCACCTTCGTACGCTCGAACTCCCTTTGCGATATGCGAACCTCCGCGTTCAGCGCGGTCTGCTCCACACGGGTCTTTGCTACGCGGGCAATTATTCCCTTGTACGCATCGCTGCCCTTCTCAATCCCCTCCAATTCTTGCCGAAGGGACTGAGCCGCCGTCTTGGTTTTGTTTATCTCCTCTGTGAGTTTCGTTTGCCGCGTTGCCAGCCCCGCTGCGCTGGGTTGCGGCACACCTTCTGGAACACCCGGAACGCCCCCGCTTTGCGTTGCGGCAAGCCTACGGCTCACGCCTTCCAGTTCGGCGGACATGGCTTTTAGCCGCTTGGTGAGCGTTTCCAGGGCACGGGACTTTTCATTTATGGATGCCAACGCTTCGCCGCTCTGAGCAAGCGAAGCGTTTACGGCTTCAAGCCGTGCCAAAACTTCTTTTTCGCCCGCAAGTGCGAGCCGCATGGAAATTATACGCTCTGCCATCAGATTGTCAGTTTTGGAACGTCAGGAATGATCGGGTCAGCCGGGGGGTCGTCATGTACGATAGCGTCCAAGTCTGCTTTTTTTGGGGAAACGTACTTGATGAACTTGCCTTGACAATCGCTGGCTACCAGTGCGCGAAAGTTGGTCAGTTCCAGCAGAATCCATATGCTGTCGTTCGAGTCGTATTTCAGCCCCCACATCCGGCGAAAGTCAATGGCCGTGAACTTTGGCAGCGAAATAATTATCCGCCCCGAAAGTACCTGCCCTTCCTTCACCACAGAAATGTAGTGCGGGTAGAACGTACTTACAAGCCCGCGAATTAACCGCCCGGTGTCTTTGCTGAATAGGTCTGCGTATGCGGGCACGCTGTCGTAATTTGCGAGGGCTTCGAGGCCACCTACGTCGTTCCATTTCTGCTGAGTTATCCAAGGGGCGCGTACATCCTCAGAAAAATAGGTTGTGTCGCTGTCGTCGTAGTACCACTCAAAAGACAGGGCTTTCGGAAAGATGATACCGCACTTCGGCTCGCTTTCGTAGGTAGGTGCAGATTCGGTCGTCTCATCGCCGCCCGGAGGTGTCCATGTGAGGCCCGGTAACTTGTCGCCCCTGTTGAAGCCCGAAGGAAGCACGGTCGGCAAAAACGCTTCTTCGCGCAACTGAATAGCGTCTGGCTTGGATTGGTACAGCCCGGTGAAGTAGGGGTTGGCCGACAGCTCGCCAGCCTTTCCCCTGTCGTGCAGGGTTATTTCAGCCCCATACGGTGCAATGCCCTTTTCTTCATCTCGCCCGATCTCTGCAAGCAAAGCCTTTTCCATCGGGTCGCTACCCGATTTGTAGGCCAGTTTCAGGCTGCTGCCAAACGGCGTAGCATACTCCACAGATACCTCTTCCGCGTCAATTTGCACGGTTTCCAGCGGATAATCTCGCCGATAGAAACCCTTGCGTGTGACAGGTTCGCCCGCTTCGATGAGCGTGTAGTCAAAACGAGGCTCAGAGAATACCCGCTTAGTCACGTCGTCAACACGCCAAGCGAGGTCAAACATATGGGAAACACCCCGCAAAAACTCTTTCACGGGACGGTCTGGCAAGCAAGAGTTTAGGGCGATTTCAGCCCCGACGTATGGGGTAGGGTCAAAGGTCAGTTTCACGCGGATGCGCCGGACGTTCACTGCCCAAATCGGGTCTCCGTCAAAGTATTGGAGCCATATTTGGTCGCCCGCTTGTAGCGTTTCGCGGGTCTTTACAATGTCCCCCGGCAGTGCTGCGTCTGCTGTTGCATCGAAGCCCAGCACATTCAGCGTGTCGGTGACGGAAGGCCACACGTCAGGAGCACGAACGAGCAGCACGTCTATCGTACCCGCCTGCTGGCTGTTTATTTGGATTTGCAAGTCGTAGGAGCCTTCGTAGGGCACCTCCAAATAGTTTTCGTAGTCAGGGTTGACCCCGATGGTCGGGGCAAGCAGCGGCGGCTCTCCGTTGTTGTGGTACATGGCCGACGGGTCTTGTATCGGTTCGTGCGGAACCATGCGCGTTTCTGGAAGTGTTGGCGGCGCATTGCCCGCAACGTGAGCACCGAACGTTCCTGTGTACGATGCTTTCTCCCACTCATCAGCCACTACGCGCCACTTGCTGCCCACGCCGAACGTGTGAGCGTGTCGCTGGAAAAACTGCGTCTCGAAAAACTCCGAGTGCAGCGTGTACCCGGCATGGTTGAATATGGCGTGAAGGATAGGCGCAAACCGGACCGACGGGCGAAAATCCTCAATGGCAAAAATGCCATCGTGTCGTTCGGTGCCGTACACGACCGGGCAAAAGTAGGCTTTGAAAAGTTGAAGGGTAGCGTCGTCCCAGTTGCTCAGGATGTTGGCGAAAGTCCAATCCAGCCCGCCCAAAGATGTCAGGTCGGGCAAAGAGAGCGTTTCGAGCGTTTCCCAAAGCGAAAGCCCGTCACCAAGCAGTTGAAGCGTGTAGTACGGGGTCGAATTGCTTACTTTTTTTGCGCTTTGCAAGATGCCCGGCCCAGCAAACAACTGGATGCCGTTCACGACGCACTGCACCGCTACACGGGTAGAGCCGCGCCCTAACGCGCTGTGAGCAATCAGGCTGAGCAGGTGCTTTTGGTTGGTCGTGGTGGGCGGCAAGGTAAGCGACCGCAGCGCGTTGTCTACTTCGGAGCCGTCGGCTCCAACGATCTCCAAAAACTTGTCCGTCCGCTTGCGCAGAGACAGCGGTATGGACTTGGCCTCTGCATAGTCCACGCGGTTCCCGTTGATGTAGATTTCTACGTTCCTCATGTGCGCTGGCTGTACAGTTGTGTGGAGTAGAACACGCTGAACTCGAAACGACGTTCGCTAATGAAGTATTCGCCGTCACGAACGACAACCGGGTATCGCAGCCCGTTGACCGAAGGCGATGCCCCGGCTTGCCTTTCTTCGATGAACACCATAGGCGAAAGGGCCAATTCGCGCAGCCAGAGCGCGGTATTATCGAACACGCCCCGTACCTCCACCTCGAAACCCTTATCGGCCCGCACCTGACCCCTGTTGCGCTGGTGAGCCTTCACCGAAGACTCGGTAAAGTCGTCTGCTACGGCAGCCTCATACGGGTCTCCAAACGTTTTTAGCGTGTTGGCTTTCTGGCTGAGGATGGGCAGGTAATCCCACACGCCAAATCTGTTGAGGAAATGTAGGCGATACTCTACACAGGCTGGCGAGCGGTCAACATAATATCTTCGCCGATGGGTCATGGCCGTAGACCCGTCGGTGTTTACAGATGCGTACACTTCATAGTAGCCCACCGAAGAAATGAGGCCACCTCCAAGCCCGCTTTCGACTATTATCGTGAAGGACGTATTGGCTACGTTCTTACCCCCTACGCCCTTGCGAACAATCTTGTTTGATGTTCCGGTCTGGCTGACCCGGCAAAGGCTAAGTTGTGTGCCGTCGGGCGTAAAAAACTCAAAAATCCAGTTCCAGGCGTAGCCCGAAGGGTTGAAGCAGTACAGGAACTCGGACGCGCCAAGTTCTGTCCAGCCAACCAGCGGCTTCGAGGTGAGAAACTTGCGGTCGGTTGCGCTTACATAAGCATCCAGTGATGCGCTTTCGTTTTCGTAGCGCACGGCGTTGATCGCCATATACGACAAAGAGACTTCGGTGTTCCCGTCGTCTCTGATGAGCAGCCCGTCAGCGTTGGGTAGCCAAGCGGTGAAGTCGCAAGTAATGATTGCGGTTTCGCTGGCAAACAGGTTGACCCCGTTGATGCCAAAGGTTTCGGGCAACATGGATGCGGGGTTGAAAAGACCCTGAACGACTTCCTTGATGTCCAGTTTGAAACGACATACATTGAAGCTGCTGCCCGCGTCTATCTCTACTGCTTCGTAGTGCAGGGTCTCAATCGCTACACCGCTGTTCCGAACAATCACTTCCAGCGCAGCAGGTGGCCTATCGGCCTCGACCGACGTGGAAAGCACGAACACCTGCGAAGCGTAGGCGGCAAACAGTTCGCCCGCTTCGGGCTGGATGTCAAGAGCGATAGCCATTTTAGCGGATTTTTACAGTTATGTAGCGGTACTCCTTACCGATGCTCAGCAGCATCGAATCAAATGCGTTTTCGATGTATTGTTGCGCGATTGGCTCCACCTGATCTTGCCATTCTACCCGGTACTTTGCGTACACCCAATCTATCCAGCCAGTGCGCCGCCCGTTGTTCGAGAAACGGTAAGCCCCCGGCAACGGTATTCCGTACTTCCACATCTTTTTTACTATTCGCACGGCCACCTTTTCGATAGACTTGTCCAGCCCCCCAGCGATTTTCCGAAACTTCACCCACGCGGCGATCTGCTTTATGAATGCCAGCGTTCTCGGCACCTCCGAGGGTTTCAACCCCGTGTTCACTTGCGCCCCGTATTCGAGGTGAGATAGTTGCAACTCAACTGCCCGCAGTTCATCGCTCACTTTCACCACGACCGAACGAACGAGCGCACCCGTCGCTTTGTGGCCCTGCTGCTCCAACTCCGTGACGAAGCGCACCGACATTGCCATGCCTACATCGTCGTAGTTGTCAAGGAAGATTTGCCGGGCTTCGCGCAAGGTCATTTGTCGAGCCGATATTTTTCCGACGGGGCGGCAAGGTTTCCGCCTTCGTCGTAGGTGTAAGAAAATGCCACCGGGTCGGGGCAGTAGTTGGTTTCCACCACGATGTTGGCGTACAGCACAGCGCAGTTGTCTACGCCCTGATAGAACACGTCTGCCTCGACCGCATCCATCTGTGGCAAAATCTGCAACAGTTCACCAACAGATTCCCATTGCGCGGCTTCACCGTGCGCTTTCAGCCAAGCCACATCGTGCCAGCCGTCCTGATACGGGCCGCTCGAAAATGCGAGTTTCTCCCAACTGGAAAATGAGTGCAGCAGCCGCAACATGATTTGTCGCAAGTCCCTGCCGACCTCCTCAATGGCCCGTGCCGACGAATAAGCGTCTGCGTACTGGTTTTCCTTGAATGGCAGTTGGTCAACGACGAGCAGGTTGAGCCTGTGCCTTTGCCGCTTGAAGCCCGGACCCGAAGGACGCACAAAGGTCATAGTGTCCTCGGCAACCCCGACAAAAGGGTATTCGATTTTCAGCCCGGCGCGAAACTCGTTGGCCTCATACCCCCTGACAAAGAAGTAGGGCGGCTTGGCGTGTTCTACCGCCTTGTTCACGTTGTCGGCATTCAAATCGTAGATAGAGCGCAGCACAGCGAACGAGTTGGGCCGCTTGGCGGCATACTCCCCAGAGGTTGCCGTCGGGTAGGTTGCGGGCCAAGCCTTCACCATGTGGTAGAGGATGTGGTAGAACTCGCTGATGTCGTTCATTACTTGGTGCCGTTTTCAGCCATGAGGTGGCGTTGCTTGCCTACCCAAATCATAGCCTCGTAAAAGTTGCTGCGCAACGCGCCTTCCATCTTGGACATTCCAGAACTGCCAAACCTGTCGCCCTCTGCGATGGTATCCAGAACGATGTACCAACCCCACACCCCCCATTTGGCGTGACTGTCACGCGCTTGCTTGGCTTGCTCTACGTTGTTGATGTAGGAGGCAAAGGCATATTGGATATACGGGTGAGAGCCGATGCTAATTTTGAAATGGTCAAAAAAAAACCCATATCAAGACAAATGGACATCGGCAGGTCTTTGAACTCGTTGATTCGCTTTTCGAGGTGCTTCATTCGGGCGTTGTACTCCAAAGGCGGCTCTTCCAAGTCGCCGCTTTTCAGCACTTTGCGAGAAAGGATAGCGCACAGGGCTACGTCAACGTGGTACACCCTGTCCTCGATTGCGAATTGCCCGTCCTTGTCATTTGCCGAATAGACGTGTTCGATTTGCAGCGCGTCTACCGATTGCGCGGTGTTCAGCTCTTGCCCGTACCATTCTCTGCCTACCATGTCCGTTACCTTCGTGGGCCAGACGTAGGCAATGCCGTTCCACTCGAAAGATTCGCGGTGCTGTGGCGTATAGCCAGAGATTACCGCGTTCAGGCCGGTGTATAGCGACATCAGCGAATCGGGGTTTTCGCCCGTCGCTGGCAGCATCCTGAGCAGCGGGGCAGACTTTTCATCTACGACACACGCCAGTAGTTCGGCCACGTTGAGCAGAAAACCGCTCCACTGCTCGGCCTCCCATGATTCAATCAGGGCGTTACGGTCAGCCGGTGCTGCGTCGCGTACAGCACGGATGAAGTCGGGCGACTTGGACAAAGCCAGTTGGTAGTCCATCCATTGCCGCATCGTGATTTCTTCGGCAGTGGTCGGGAAGTAGATTACTTCCTCCCTGCTGGCAAACACCTCCTTACCGCCTTCGTATCGGGCTATGCCAAGCGTCAGGTTAAGCAGTTTCATCGGCAGCCATTTCCGTTTTGCCGATCTCCTGCCGAACCAGGTTGAGCAGGAAGGTGGCCTTTTGAACCGTCGGCTTGCTCGCTTTGATGTTGCGGCCAAGTTTCTCAATCATCCCCTCGATAGCCGATTCGCCGTAGGTGGTCACGATTTGCTCAGCCGACATTTTGGCTATCTTCGCGTAGATGCTTTCCACCTGCGCTTCGACGACTACCGCGTCTTGCTGCACTTCGCTGTCGGGCTGCTCATCTTCCGGCGCGTCTTGGTCAGTCGCCACAACTGCTGCACCGCTTTCGCTCGTAGTCGTGGCTGAGGTGGGGTTTGCAAAGACCTGGGCAGGGGGGATGGTGTTGAAGCGGCTACCGCCTTCGGTTTTGATACCGCCGCCGAACTTGGCCGACTTGCCAGCGGGCGCGTTGGAGATGCGACCGCGAAGGGTTAGAGCGGCTTGCGGGTCGAACTGAGCGACCAAGCGTTGCAGGCTCAGCAGGCTTTCCGAACGCTTCGGACCGGACGGCAAGCCCTCGATGATGTCGAAAAGTTCTGTTGCCTTTTCGATGATAGCAATTTCCATGCGTGTCAGTTGTTGGCGGCTGCGCGTTCTGCTTCTTGCAGCCGCTGAGCCCGTGAAATGAATGATTTGTCTGGCTGCATTTGCGTACCTGGCTCCACGCCGAGATACTTGCCACTGATGTCGAACAGGGACGGGTATTGGCCTTGCATGGAGGCAAGGTATCCCGGTATGATACTGAGGTATTCGTGAACGCCAAGCAACCCTTTGAGGGCGTAGTATTCGGCCAATTTTTCGTAGTGGTTCACGTCACGGAGAGCGACGGACGGCAGGTCGTATGTGCTGCCAATCACAACGGGTTGAATAAGTCCAGCCTTTTTTAGGGTATGGTGGCCGTTGGCAATCAGTGCTGCACCGCTCACTTGGTTGTGCGTTTTGTACTCCTCGCACATGGCCGGTAACTGCTTGGCAATCGTTCTGATTTGCTGCTGGAGTTGGTCAGTAAGCGTGTAGCGGGGGAACCTGGACGTGTCTTGATTTGCCATAGGCGCGTTTTGTTGCACAAATGTAGGCAAACCAGCAAAAAGGGAACCAAAAAAGCCAGCAGCAATCTTCCGACTGCGCTGGCTGATCGATTTTCCCATGAAAAGCAAGGGGGGCGGGAGTCGAACCCGCAACGCGAATGCCATGTGTTTTGACACTTTGCGCGAAACCTGAGTAGCACACAACTCTTTCAGGCCTCTTTACCTTTCGGTGCGTCTGCCAATTCCGCCACCCCCTCGTTGGTGTTTGTTTCTTGCTTTGCCCACTGAATTTCCTGCCAAAAAACACGATCAACCTCCTCGTCGGTCATGGGCCTAACTTTTTCGCTTTTACCAAACCAACTTTTGGCCCAGTCTTGATTGCATTGGTAAAGGTACAGGGTGTTTCTATTTGTCTCGCTGTAGTGAGACTCCCAATAGTCCCTTGACCCAAACACGTCAATAAATGCGGCGCGTTCAAATATGCGCTCAAATTTGACAGCCAGATTTACCTTTTCCATGCGTTTAGATTATTTCTGCGCAGTAGTGAAACCGCACAGCAATGAGATGAGGGTGCTTACATTTTTTTCATAGGCCTGTTGGGAGTTGCCTTTCTGCCAACCGCCTTGTGCGTCAACATCTGCCCAATATTCCGGGTATTGTTCTCGGCTCGCAAGATTTCCAAGGCGAGAAAGGGTTGCTGTTGGAAACTCTGTTCCTTTTAGCCTGTCTGCGGCCATAGAGCCGTATGAAAAGTCCCCTTCGCGAGTGGCCTTTATTACGGTGTCAGGGATTTCTGCGCCAAGTTGTTTTAGCCGGTCAAGTTCGTCGGCGATTTGCTGGCAATAAGTGTTCATGTTGTGTGCTGTTGTTGCGTGAATGATGGTGCAAAGATAAGGGCTTTATTGTATTTACAACTTATTGCAAAAGGTTTTTTTGGGGTTATTTTTCAAAGCATTCCCTCGTCAGCAAAAGAGTAATACCCGCGCTCTGAAATGATGAGGTGATCCAAAACAGGGATTTCCAGAAATGCACCGCCGTCTTTTAATTTTTTGGTTGTGGAAATGTCCGCACCGCTTGGTTGAAGGTTGCCCGATGGATGGTTGTGGAAAACAATTATGCCCGCTGCTTTGGCTTCAATGGCAAGCCCGAAAATTACTTTCGCGTCAACCACCGTTCCCGCTGTGCCGCCAACGCTTACTTTTTTCTTTCCTGTCACCTCGTTGGCTTTGTTCAAAAAGACCACCCAGAACTCCTCAATTTGCAAGTCAGCAATGAGATGCCCAACGATGTTGAAAGCGTCACGGCTTGTAGAAACTTTGGGCCTGTTGGTCGCTGGGCTGGCCTGTTTGCGCCGGGCAATTTCGTAGCAAGCCACCACCCGGTTGGCCTCCTGATCAGTCAGTCCAAGCCGCTTTAGGTCGGCAGCGGAAAGTTTGCCAAGGTCACGGATGTTTGATTTGCTCAGTATCATCCTTGCCTTTTCGTTTGCCTTTTCTGGGCTTGCGGTGGCGATGATGAGGGAAAGAAGCTCAACGTCAGCAAGTGAGAACGGGCCTTGCTGGATTTTGTAGTTTGGGGTTTCTTCAAGCAGAAGTGACATGGGAAAATGCTTTTGTGTGTGTGATTTGATGGGTCAAAGGTAAGCCGATTTGTTGTATTTACAACAGTTGGGGGAAATTATTTTGAAATTATTTTTTCACAAAACAAAAAGGGCCGACCCGAACGAACGAGTTGACCCTTTTAAGCGGGCTGCAATTCCACGACTTTCGCCCGCCTTTTCAGCAAAAAAGGTTTGATTTCAGCCAGTGTCTTGCCAATCATCCAAGCGGCAATGGGTGCGGCTTCACGCACAACGCCCGCCCCGTCGGAGGCGATGCCAAAGCAAGCGTAGCCGATGTCAACCCAAAAGGCTCGCATGGCTCAACTGGAACGGCGCACACGCCCTGCGCTTTCGTTCAGTATCATCCCCGTCAGGCAGTCCACCCGGTCGTCATGCGCGGCGTTTGGGAATGCTGCACACTCGTTCAGGAAGTCCTCAACCCATGCCGCACCGGATGGAAGGAACACCCGCCCCCCCTCGACCGTAGGTGAAATGCTGCGTACCCTTGCCTGCTTGCTTTCCTTCGGGCTGAGCGCGTCCGTGACGTTCATGGCAGTCTGCTTTTTCATCACCTGCACTACGCTCTTGCCGCTGGCCTTTGGCTCGATTCGGATAATGCTTCGATTGGTGTAGAAGTTATCGGCAGCGAACGTCTTGATGAACTGGATTGCCTCTGTGAACTCCACCCACTTCGCAAGGCAGGAAAGAATGTAGAAGTCCGCCCCGATCTTGACGTAAGCAATGCCCGCCGTCGGGTCGTTCTTGTCCTGCTCAGTGTAGGCGGTATCGAAAAAGAAGTTGACCCGCGCACCGGTTGGAATGACGAACGTGCGAGGGTCGTAATATTTAAACCAAGACTTTTTGAGGTCGGTACCTTCGTCGGGGCTTGGCTTCTGCTGGTACAGCGCGTTCCAGGTTCGAGAGCCAACGTCTTGCTGGATTTTCAGCAGGGCGGGCCGGTCGTACTTGCCCTCCCACAACGCCTCTCCAATGTCTCGGCTGTACTCAGGCTCCATGCACAGGGCAGGAAACGAGATTATCTCCGTGCCTTCGCCGCCCCGCTCTGCGCTGTCCTTTATGATGCGGCCCGCCAAATCGTCTTCGTGCCACCGGGTCTGACATATCACCTCGACCGCACCCGGCTCGAAGCGGGTTTTGAAGGTGGAGCGATACCAGTTCCACGCCCTGTCTCGGTACGTCGGGCTGTCTGCTTCCTCTGCATTCTTCACCGGGTCGTCAATGACGCCGATGGTGCAGCCTTCGCCTGTGATTGCGCCGGACACGCCCGCGCTGACGTAGTAGCCTTTGTGGTTTGGAATGTCAAAACGTTTGTTGGTGCGCACTACGCCTACCTGCTGGCTTTCGCCAATGCCGATTTCAGGAAAGATGTTGGTGTAGCGCGGCGATGTCATAATCCGCTGGCAGTCGCGTGACATCTTCTCGGCAAGTTCGGCAGCGTAGGAGCAGGCAATTATCTGCTCGTTCGGGTTGCGGGCCAGCAGCCAAGCGGGAAACAGGCGGGACACGATTTCCGATTTTCCATGTCGAGGGGGCATCTGCACAATCAGGCGCGACATCTTCCTGTCTGCGAGCCGCTGCATAGCCTCGATCAACTCAACATGGTGCCAGTTGAACTCATAGCCGGGCCGAACGAGCCGGATGAAGTCGTAGAACGACCGCTTGCAAAGCGCACTGCGGAAAATGGCAAGTTGCTGATCTGGGGTCATTCATCGGGGGCGGTGGCATTGATTTTCGTGAGGATGTCGGTCATGGCTCGCAGCTCCTCCACGCTGAGCGCGTCCGTGTTGATGTTGATGTTCACCGGTGCGTCGTCGCCTTCGGAGTTGGTGAAGGCGTTTTTGGTCACTGGCATACCGTCCACGCGGTTCATAATCGTAATGAGGGCTTGGCGGCGCACGTTCGGGTCAGGGTCTTGCATAGCATCCTCTACCAACTTGGCGCACATGGCCTCCTGCTTGCTCATCTTCACCTTTTTGCCCGCCTGTTCCGCTGTGATTTCGCCCTGCATGATCTTGTTGAACACGGTGCGAAACGACGGTCCTTTCGGCCTACCGTTCGGGTTACCAGTCTGTCCGGGCTGGAATGGTGTGGCTCCGGCTGGTATTTGCCCTCTCTCAAATTGCGCCATAAATTCTACTGTTTGCCTACTGTTTGCCTACTGTTTGGTCAAAATTGGCCCCCTGCCCGTTTTTGTTCACGGGCAGTCTTCACCTGCCTAATTCTCTTGATTTCTTCTGGCATAGGCAAGCACTTCCACATCTGCTGCATGGTGTAATAAACCACTGTGTAACGGTAAGCGTCCGCGCTCATTTTCTTGATTGGCGATACTCCGTGCAGTATCTCTTGCCCGTTGAAAATAAGTAGACTTCCGTCGGATATTTCAAATTTCAGGCCGAACTCTGGGCAAATCAAATGCCCCCCTCCTATGCCTTTCTTCAACCCAACCATGTTAGAGTACACGCCAGGAAAGTTGCCCGCGTCTTTGTGGTAGGGTAACTGGTTGTCCTTATTTACAATGCCAGAGGAAAAGATACTTTTCCCTTCACCCATCCTCCATTCTGGCAGAATATTCCCCTCAGCGACTTCTTTGTGTGCCGCGTAAACAGACGGGAAATGCTTTTGATAAATTTCAGCCAACTTGCCAGCGGTTTCCTCTAAAATGTACGCTGCTTGTGGGTGCTTTGTTTGCAGGAGCGAAGAATGGCAGAAGTCTTGAAGTAATGCCCTGCGGGGCATATAGCCAAAGGTCGTCGATGTGCTAACCATCCCTGCGGTTCGGGTTGACTTTTGATACTTTAAATTTTGGACAGCCCAAAGCAGGTCGGACAAATCGAAATCTAATTTGATGTACAGGATTTGTGGCAGCCCGTCAATGTACACAACCGTGTCTTTTGAGACCATCGTTTCAGCATGATGATCTTTCACGTCTTTGCCCCAAAGAGCCTTGGAATTAAATCCGGGAATTTGCTGAGCGTGTACTACTTCCATGCGTAAATCATTTGAAAAGGCGGAAACCATGTCTTTGGCCAAACAGTATGCTTGTCAGCGATTTTGTCTGCCTTGACATTCGGGTAGTTGTTTCTAAGCCTCAAAACCGCAGCCCGATACCTGTCAATGTTGTCATCAATGTCAAAAGACCACTCCAAAACCAGTTTTTGGGGAAATACCTGCATTTTCTCAACAATATCCATTTCGGCCCCTTCGATGTCCATTTTCACGCAGTCGCTTTCGGCCACCACATCATCAAACCTGACGAGCGGGACTTTGATCGTTCCGCCACCCCAATCCCTGTACAGCGAGTTTCGCCAATACTTTCCTGTTTTGGAGATGCTTAGAAAGCCCGTGTTTCGCCCGTCTCCAACTACCCCCGCTTGATTGACCTCCACCTGTGCTGTCAGGTTGTTCGCAAGCAGATTCTTTCGGATCATCTCGATTGAAAGAGGGTCTGGTTCGTATGTTTTGATATACGCCCCCAATGATGCGGCCCATACCGTAAACGCGCCGATGTTGCCGCCAAGGTCAATCCATGTTTCGCCGGGCAAAACTCGAAAGTACCTCCTTTCGTAAGAACGCCTTTAAATAACCTCGTCAATCGCTGAGAGGTCGGATGTATTCGGGCGGTAGTGCATCAAAAGCCCGCCAACGTGTTTAATTTTCGTTTCCATACAATTCTAAAAGTTTCTCCACAGCTGCCGTATTGTCTTCGATGGACATTGCCTCTTTGAACCGAGTTATGGCGGCGATGAAATCGCCATACCGCTCGCCTTCAAAGTAAAGCACAACCTGACGGATATTGTTTTGCGTGTAGGTTTGATAAGCCTGCTCAACGCGGCCAAGCGGAATATCTGGCTGGTAATCAGGAACGCTAATTTGACTTGTCAGTGATTCTGTTCTTTCAAAATCAGGTAGCGCATCTTGCTGATTAAACTGCACGGGGCTGCTTTCAAAAACCATGCTCACGCCGCCTAATTGCAGTACATCGTCGTCAAGAAACTTCAACAGGGTAGCGTCATTTTGCCCGCCGTAGTTATTTGCTCGCAAGTTGGCGATTTCGCACTTCTTTTCGTTCCAAGAAACTTCTCGCACGGCAAATCGTTCGCCCCCGTGCAGCACATAGCCCTCTCGGACGGTGCCAGCGGCGGTAGGCTTGTCGTGCTCCAGCACCCATGTTATTTCGTCAAGCGGTATGTGCTTGCTGCGCTGGTTGGCCGACACGATGCAGTTTTTGTACCGACCCTTAGCCACGTTGATAATGATAGCCGACAGGTCGCCGAACTCAATCAGGCTTTCGCCAAGCGCGGCAAGGCGTTCGGCGGTGATCTTGCGCGGGTTGTTCGGGAAGGGCTTAGGTAGTGCCATAGTCTGCTGCGAAGGGGTTTTGGATAGCGTGTTCGGCTTTTCTGATCAATTCGGACGCTGCTTCGGAAAGCAATTCGATCTTGCCACCTTTGAGGTGGTTGAGCGAAACCCGAACGTACACACCGGGAACCATCCAGTCGGGTGCAACACCCGGCAGAGAAAGGTGTGTATCTCTGCCTACGGTAAGCGAATAACTACCGGCGCAAATAGGCTCAACAGAAACAACCCTACCTACAAACTCAATTTCTTTGAGGTGGTACGCGCTGCATTCGCTTGATGAAATCGACAGTGTTGGCCTTTCGGTGCAAACAAGTTTACCACCCGTTGGTACCCAGTCGTTTGATGGTAGGACGATGCTCATGGCTTTTGGAGTTGGAGGGTAATAGGTTGAGCGCCATGGATTGAAAATGCTATTTTCTTTGGCTATTTTGAAACAAGCATCCATCATTTTATCGTCTACAAGTTCTTTGATCTCATCAAAAAACTTGCTACACCTTAAAGCGTCTTCAATATCATCTAAGGCTTCGCTATCAGAATCTATTGCCCCGGAATTTATTGTTGCGGCCTGTCTTTCCCAAACCTTCGACTTTTCTTTTGCGTAGCGGTAGATGTCGTACCAAGACGGTGGAGGGGTGTCATTTCTAATCTCACCCTTGAAGTAGGCAATGACCTCTTCGGCAGAGAGCGCGAGTTTTGGCTGAGGGGTTGCAGAGTGTCCTTCGGGCTTCAACTCGCCTTTTGCCCAGACAACTGATTGCATAGCCTGAAAATCTCGTTCATCCATAGTGCTGTTGTTTTTGATACTGGCAAAGGTATTCAATCTACACTTTCCACAACGGTTCGCCCAAAAACAAAAAAAGCGCGATGCTCGTTTGCGCCGCG